AGAAAGTTAAACTTAAAATACTCGCAGAGATACAGCAACTCAAGCTGATGCTCAGAGCGATGGAAGAACAAGAGGTGTTAGATGGCTGAGATAACGTATTGGACTGTAATTGGAATTACTATGGTCTGTTTTATGATTGAGTACACTAAAGGAGATGACGATGACCTTAGATGATTGGGTGGCACTTGTTGCTTATGTAGGATTACTTGGCTTATCGATGAGGATTATATGGACAAAGTTAAAAAGGTAGAAGCAGTAACACCTACGCATAGTGTAGTTAACTGCAAGCATGACCATTGGAGAGTGTATCAAAGTCGTGGGTATCGTGAATGTGACAAGTGCAAAGAACAACGCCCTATTTTTAACGTAGTGAAGCATCAGAGGTAAATATGAGTGTGAATTTAGCATTTAAAAAACCTAACGGAGAGTATGTAGACTTCCCTTTCCAAACACCAACAAAGTTAACTAGGGAAGTAATAGCTGAACCAAGCAATATAGAAAAGCTACGGCTTATTAAAGAATACTTAGAGGAAGAGGATTGGATAGAGGAGGACATATTAAAAATAGTAACTCAGATAAGACACAAACATTCTTACGGTTATAAATTGGTGATGGTATGAATAATAAACTAAGTGGTGCTGACATAGAACTTGTTGTCTCTATAGCCAGAGGGTACATAAACAAAGAACATATGGTAAGCCATTTTACAGATGAACTAATAGAGTGGAACGAAAACAGACGAGTACATCGTCACGCAGGGATACTAGCAAAATATGCAGAGGTAGCGGCTAGACGGTACGACCCTTGGGTAGAGTTTGAGTATAGCACTAATGGGGACTGGGAACCGATGACTCACGAGCAAGGAATTTATACTTCGTATGACTACCGATGGGTTAAAACAAACGTATGAGAATAAATTATGAAAAGATAATTACTAATAGGAGAATGTGGGATGGAGTTCTATGGGCATATAATTGCGGAGAGTTGCACACGCTCCGCCCCGACTACATAAAAAGACAAGAGGAAATAAGATGTTCAAAATCGACCAAAAAATCACAGGCTACAAAGTAGTTGATAAAGAAGAACCCCCTGCAATATCCGCAGATGTAGAAAGAATGCACGAGTTATTGCCGAGACCAGACTACCTGCAAGGGACGACTTATAAGATTAAAACACCGCAGTCTGAGCACGCTCTGTATATCACGATTAACGACATGGTGCTTAACGGTGACGAGCGTCATCCTTATGAGATGTTCATCAACTCAAAGAACATGGAGCACTTTCAGTGGGTGCTGGCATTGACCAGATTGGTGTCTGCGGTATGGCGCAAAGGTGGTGACTCTACGTTCTTAGTTGAAGAACTCAAGAATGTCTTTGACCCAAAGGGGGGTTACTATAAAAAAGGTGGTGTGTATATGCCATCGCTCGTAGCTGAGATAGGAACAGTTATCGAGCAACATTTAATAAGCATTGGTGTTATTAAAGTTGAAGTGGATGAGTATCAACAAGCGTACTTAGAAGCTAAGAAAGAAGAAGCTAAAGGTGTTGAGATGCAACTCTGCACTAAATGTAATGTCAAAGCTCTGATTCTGATGGATGGGTGCATGACGTGTACTAACTGTGGCGATAGCAAGTGTGGGTGATTTATGAGTAAAGAAAGAGAGTTGTTAAAAAGAGTGCGAGATACACTGCGCGAATTAAAAGAAACTCATTATGATTTGTACTGGGATATACAAGCTGAACTAGACCTAGATGAGCAAGTGCCTGTGGCGTGGATGTCAACAAAAGGGGAAGGTGGTCTTACTGACGATAGGTATTATGCTAATCATAAATATTATGTGCCGCTCTACCTAGCACCACAAAAACGTGAACCTTTGAGTGATGATGAAATTTTCAACATTGGATACAATGCAGGATTCAGTCTTGACCATGTTGAAGATGATGACGGTTCTGTCTACGGTTTTTTAAACGAGTTTGGTTACATTGATAATAATCCATATTTTAAGTTTGTCAGAGCAATAGAAAAAGAACACGGTATTGGAGTAGAAAATGAATAAAGAACAAGCACTCCGCACCATAAAACTGCTGTCAGCATTAGAGGCTTATGCCTTTATGATTGAAAAGTTTATGCCAGATTATCTGCACGACGAGCTTATAACAATTGTAGATAATCTGGAAAGCATCGTGCTTGATAAGCCAATTGAAAACGATTTTTTAACAGCGAGAAAAAAATGAAAATTGAAATTAAGAAGTTAGACCCAAAAGTAATACTACCTGCTTATGAGACATCTGGCGCAGCGGCTGTGGATTTACGCGCCAACATCAATAAGGCAATCAAACTTGATCTTGGCGAAACAGCATTGATTCCTACAGGAATTGCCATCAACATCAATGACGATAATGTCGCAGCGGTAATCTTACCTCGTAGTGGTCTTGGGCATAATCATGGTATCAAACTCGGCAATAGTGTTGGCTTAATTGATAGCGACTACACGGGAGAGCTTAAAGTGTCAGTAAAGAATACAGGTACTGGTGTGTACAAGATTAATCCACAAGACCGCATTGCTCAAATGAAATTTATTCCAATAGTGCGAGCAGAGTTTATTGAAGTGGAGGAATTTAGCGCAGTGACTGAGCGTGGTGCAGGTGGATTTGGGAGTACAGGAAAATGACACCTGAGCAATATATAAAACAGCAACAAGGAATTCTGCGTCAATTAGGATGGCTAATCAATGCTGCTAGAATTGGTGAATTACATACTTTAAAAATAAAAGAAGGTAAAAAATGAGCTTATTAACAGAAAAGCAAATTCATGAGCTTGCGTTGGTGCATAGTGAATGGTGGGAAAATGATGGAAGATATCAAGATTATTTAAACGCATGGAATGAAAAACAACCTGTGCAACATGTAATCACGCCGAACTGGGACATTGCGCCAGACTGGGCAATTTATTGGGCAGTGGACGCAAGTGGTATTCCGCATTGGTTTGACACTGAACCTAAGCTAAACATGAAACTAAAGGAATTTGGTAGTGGAGAAGATCAATCGTACATTAGAGTTTTGCGTAGTGTGATTGTTGTTGAAAACTGGACAGAGAGTATTCAGAAACGACCAGAACCAGTGATCACCCCACACCCACACGCAGAAATGATAATGAAATATGCTGAGGTTGCGCAAAGACGTGTTGACCCTTGGGTGGAGTTTGAAGCACGTCTTACTTATGACCATAGAAATACTTGGTTTAAAATGACTGATGACAAATTTTTTAGTGGCACAACTGATTTTGAATACCGCCACATCGGAGAAACAAAATGATTGCATCAACAGCTTATATACTAATTAGTACAATCATCTCACACGGTGATATTACACAGTCAACAGCCACATTTGCAGACAAAGTATCATGTGAATCAGCGGCAACACGACAAGACTTTGTTTTGAAATCTATGCAGTTGACTAGCTCAAAATGGAATTTAACCTGCCATCCTTATGCACTTACTGGAGAGAAGAAATGAAAGTAACCCTAGTGCAAAGCACACCCAATCCCGAAGAACACATCGGATTACTTGCAGGAATATGCTACGGTAAGACAGGTGAACAATCACCAGAGCAGTGCATTAAGAGAGCCTATCACTGCGTAACTAAAGGTCATCTATCTACACTACGCTTTGCTCATGCGACATTCTTAGTTGAAGACATTAGCCGTATCTGCTCACACCAGTTTGTTCGCAGTAAGCATTTGGATTTCTTGCAACGTAGTCAGAGGTATTGCAATGAAAGTGAAGTAGCAATGGTTATACCAGAAGTTATTAAGTTCAATGCAGTAGAACGTCATTTAATTGAAGCAAGAGATTTATACAAACAGTTAATTGCCGAAGGCGTAAAGAAAGAAGATGCAAGGTTTATCCTACCTCAAGGCACAACAACAGAGCTTTTAGTAGTTGGTAACTTCCAAGCGTGGTATGACTTCATCAAACTACGTAGCGGTAAAGAAGTGCAGTGGGAAATACGCGCAGTGGCTCATGAGATTAACCGTCAACTGCATGGGATTGCACCAAACGTATTTGTGGAGCTTGAGCATGAATAGGTTATGCGAGGTATGTAACTTAATCAAAGAAGAATCAGCATTTAAAACAGATAGTACAATATGTAAGAGATGTGCAGTGGTAGCAGGAGTGCAAGACCATTTGCAAAGACGCAAGCGCAAGGACGTTAGTTCACTAGACAACAAGATGTGTAGAAAGTTTTTACAACATCATTTAATAAAGCCGATAGGCTGGGAGATGACACTATGAACGACAAACCTAAAACAATTTACGATGCATACACACAGGGGCAATTATACATGGGTGACTCAGTACACGAAGCTAAAAAAGAAGACATGGTTAACGAGCCTCCACACTACAAAAATGGTAAAATAGAATGTATTGTTGCGATGGAAGCAATGCTTACGCCCGAAGAGTTTATTGGGTATCTGCGAGGCAACGCCTTTAA